TAAAAAAGGAAATAGCTTTCTTGAGACTTGACCAGAAGCTATCTTTATTATCTATTTTACCTGATAACACCTCCTTCAAGTTCTTATTGCTTTTCACTTGTGTAGCGATTTCTTGGAGGGTATCAAGGGCGGTGTCGTCTACACTTAAGGTAGTTTCTACTTGTTGCATTTTGGTTTGTAAGCCATCAATAGCCTCTTTCAGTTGTTGCCCTGTGCCCTCATAACCTCCTTTGGGAAGCAAACTTGATACATCAGTAGGGTGCAAGCTCTCTAACTTCTGCTTGTGCTCGTTGGTGAAGTCATTAGATGATAAACCTTTACCCTCCTCCTTATCTACTTTTTTGTCGAATAGATTGCGGTGGGCATTGGTGTCGTCTAAATGGTTGAGCAGCTGCCCTGCCGAAGCGGTGTTCTCAATGGCTCTGCTAAGTCCCTCGATGTTGCTCATTGGTATTTGCTCGCTTTTATGCCAATAGCTGTCAATCCAAGCAGCGAAATGTTCTTGTGCGGGTTTCATAAAGTTAGAAAACCATTTTTTGAGTGTTTTTTTTGATGTCATATTGAAAAAATTATATATTACGATATTTACTTCTATTTAGAATCCTACAAATCGGATAAATTTTACGATTCTGGAGGGTTGAATATTATTGATAGGCTGTTCACCACCATTGAGAATAGCCTTTAACTGTGAGCCATTGTCTTTACCCCAATGAGGTAAGCTATTTCCTCCGCCCCATTGTCCTCCGATCCTGTGCCAATCAGTTATGTTCCGTAGCCCTACGCCTAATATTTCAAACCCGGATCCGTTTTGATACTCTAAGTCAAGTTTTAATTGGGGAAGGTGCCTGAGTTCTATCAGTTCGGTTTTACTCCCCACTACCGTACCTATGGTATTGAATGAGGAATCTGTAGATTTATACCCTACGGGTACTACGCCTTGCATCTCTGTATGCTCCACCCAGCCTTCGGGAATTTCAGAGGCTGGTCTATCCCATATTGCCACAAGGCCTATAGGGATAGTTTTGCTTAGCCTTTCCTCTAATTTTTCCAACCGTTTGAGGACGGAATTATCATCGGAGAAGGTTTGATTTTCTATTTCTTTGTTGTTCAAAATACGCTTGAAGTTTGCCCATGGATAAGTTCTTGAGCTATTACCAAAAGTAGCTACCTTTTGGATATAGACATTCTTTGATGAGCCGTCTTCAAAGGTTTGTGGAGTTTGGGTCTCTTTAATAAAGACATTGTCTCCTATGGTCGTTCCCTCAAAATGGTATATTTCTCCATCAATGGATACTACACCATCGCTAATGGTATTACCTATTTGCTCACAGCCTGAGAGGATTGTAAGGTCGCCCGCCAATCCACTCATAGCATTGAAGATCTTGTAGGCATTCTGCATGAAGTTGAGTGCATCAGTTGTAAGAGGAAATCCTCCTGCTTGGTTGTAATTGATGATGTCCATTTTGTTTAGGTGTTAAGTTTATAGTGCTATGATATATCGCTTACTAGCGAGCTTATAGAAGTCAATAAGGGCTTCCATTTCAAAGAATCGGTAGTGACCTATCTGCGAGGTGGGTGTCTTTTGAACGTTCCATACCTCTTGAGGTACCTTAACGATAAAGTCCACTCCTGTATCGGCATAATCTACACTTCGGTGGAGGTATAGAGTACCTAAATACTTGGGTTTGCGCTCAGCCTCAGTATAGATATATTGGTTTCTATATTGGTTGCCATCTAAGATACGAATACGCCTATGTATGGGGTCAAAAGCATCATTGAGAGCCTTACGTAGGCGACATACTTGTCCATTAAGTGAGAGTATATTAAGGTCTGCAGCTCTCTTGAGAGTAAAGTCATAATGTAATCTGACTATAGGGGCAACAAGTATTCTTAGCCAGCCTACTAAATTGGGTTTTCGTAAAAAAGTAGGGATAAGCAGTAGTGTTAGTTTTTCTATGTCTAATTGAAAGATTTTCATTTTCCTTACTATTTGGCAATATAACGTATCCGTGATGCATTCCAATCTACCTCAAAGTAGCCACTATAAGGGATTTGAGAGACATTAATGTTCTCAAAATGCCCATATCCATGTGTATTTGGGTCTATCCATGCCGTGGTTACTTCCTTAAGGTGTGGGATCTTGACTCCATTAGCAACCTGCAGGGCATCGACAAGATGAGCAACAATGAGTTCACCATTGAATGGTAGATTCTTGAGATAGGTTTCTACAGCGTCCTTTACTGGGAGTTTGGCGGATAGAATATCCATACCATTACTATCTAATATGAGTGGGTCATAATACACATCTAAAGTAAGCACCAACTTGTCAGGTAGGTAATTAATCACAGTAGCACGCACGCCTGCGTCTTTTATCTCTGCGATATAGAACTTGAAAGCGTTATGTTGGTCTTCAGTGATAGGTTGTAAATGCCCTCCTGTTTCAGTGGCTATCTTTATGATAAGTCTGCCGTCACTACTCTCCACAACTGCCGAGTACTTGACTATTTTACTGGCTTCTATCTGCTCCTCTGTATGTCCTTGGTTGTTGAAAGTATCACTGTCGGGCAACAAGTCGAAGCCATATTGAAAGGCAAGGGCTTTGCTACGATACCAACGTGCTGTGTGGGGTTTGAGCTCGGCAAGGCGTTTGTCTATATCCGCCCTATGTATGTCAAAAATCTTTTCCAAACTCCATATAGCCACTGCTATAATATAGACCCACAATCGCCATATAGCTACTTTGGAGGTGCTATTGAGCTCGTCAAGGGCAGGTTCTTGCCCTTTAGCTTGGTAGATAAGGGTTTGTATTTCTTGTATAGTGCGTGCCATAGGTTAATGATTGATAATTAGGGGTTGTAAGCTCTCAATGCGTTGTTTGCCTTTCTCAAAATACTCTTCGTCTATTTCGGTAGCAATGCCACGCATACCCATATTGTGAACGGCTTCCATACAGCTCATAGAGCCAGCAAAGAAGTCGGCTACTACTATCTCATTGCGGGGTTTGTCTTTGGGGATAACCAATGCTAAAAGGCGTTCTAATAGGCGGACAGGTTTTTGAGTGGGGTGAATGGTGTAACAAGGTGCATCACGACTTACTATCATCATACTTTCCTCAATAACTCCTTGCTCAATAGTTTTAACTCGAAGTAGCAAATTATCTGTATCATTTAGCTCTGAACTTTTTACATTTACTCCATACTTTTGTTTTTTCATTCTATCTGCATATACTATTGATGTGTTTCCTTCTAAAAACTGTTGTATTTTGCTTAGTTTATCTTTATTTTTAATAGCATTACTAATAGCTTTTATATCCAAAATCAAAGAGTCTATATTGTGCTTTTTTCTTTCAATATAAGGTATTTTAATCTTATTGATAATTCCTTTTTTCTTAGTAAAAATTGCAACTGTTTCATGTCGCCTACCTACAGGTAAAGTTGGGGATGTTGTTCTTCCTTTATCCCAAATCACCTCCTCTTTAAATACAAAGCCTAAGCCGTCTAATATGGTATTCCAACGGTAAAAGGAAGTACCACGCCCAAACATTACGATAAAGCCTTTCTTTGTGAGAAGGCGTTTGCATTCGGCAAAGAATTTGGGTTCGTCAAAAGGGCGTTCCAGTTTTTGATTTTTGAGGTACAAGTACGGAGGGTCGATGCAAATCACATCAATACTCTCATCGGCGAGGGTTGCCATTACCTCTAAGTTATCGGCGTTGTATAATTGTAGGTTATTCATAAGGTTTTTATTCTTTACTTACTATAAAATCAAGGTTTATCGCCCAAATGCTAATGCCCTCAAGCCTTTCAAACACTTGTTCGTCTTCCTTAGAAAATGCTGTTGCGGGCTGCAAATTCTTGGCAGTGTAGTAGCCTAAAATATCTTTGTTGGTAAAGGCTTCTGCTGGTAATACCAAGGTTTTGCCCGCTACTACATCATCGCTGATGTTAAGAGTGTTAGCTTCTGCCAACTCAAAGATACTTTCTATTGTGCCTGTATGTTGTAGGGCGAGGTCTAATAGTGACTGATTATGTAGGACTGTGACAATCATTTTGTTTTACCATTGAGTTGCTTGTATTTTTTAAGTTCTGCTAAAAGTTCCTCTACGGAAGCCTCTAAGTCCTTAATGCGGGCATTGGCTTTCTTGAGTTCCTCGATAGCATTGGCATACTTAGCCCCTAAGTCTTCTATCATCTCTCGGTATATCTTCACGGCTTTGTCTACATTGTCAAGTTCAGAGGTCTGTAACTCCATTTGTTGCTTTGGTCGCCCAAAAAACCAACCTGCCAAGCCTGATAGTACCATTCCTAAGAATGATATGATGTGTTCTTTAAGTCCTTCTAATATCCAATCCATTTTTTAAGTTTTTAATTTTGAGTTACTAACCACTTAGCTTATTGTCCCCGTTCCTGTACTGGTAGTAGCTCCCGTATAAGCCCCCGCTTGTAGGGTAATTCCTGCTTGCACTGTTACCTCACCACTCTTAACGAACGCTTCAATAAGAGAGGCTAAGCGCTCAGCGTACTCTTCTATGCTCGGTTCGGTTTTGGTAAGCATATCTTGTTGTAAGGTGATAATGCCTTGTTTGAGAGCTTGTTTGTTTAGTGCCATAGTTGGTTTATTTTGTTGTTGATTTCTTCAAACTTGGCTATGTTCTGCGGGGCAAAGTTACCAGGACCCGCAGGGGTTTGAATGATAGCACTTTTAAGGTCGTTTAAAAGGTCGTTTAAAAGGGTTTTAAAATCGGCTTGCTCATTTTTAAGTTGCAGTTTTCCGTCTTCTATCTTTAGGGTAAAACCTTCCAAGATACATTCTACTTTCTCCAGCTCGGAGGTTCCTACTACTATTGCCGTTTCTTTGTTGATAAAAGCCACACATACCAGCGAACCTATTTTTGGTTGTAGGTAAAAACCTCCCTTATCAAAGTCTACTACTAAATATACATCGTTAATAGGTGAACTACCATCTAAGGGGCTTACATCAGCAGTTTTAGCCTCCTCATCTACAGAAGTTACTCTACATACCTTAACATATAGTTCCTGCCCTGTATAAGCCAATTGTTGTATCAGATCTTTTATCATAGTGCATTCCCTAATTCAATCTTTTGACGATAGCCGTTTGTACCAAAACTAATCTCATTCTTTTTCACTAAATAAGTACCACTATTGCCATCGGAGGCGTGTATTTCCACCATATCGCACTTGCTTACTTCGGGTATACCAAAGGTTTCAAAAGAGCCCTTAAAACCACTTTGCTTGTATCTTTCCAACGCCTGCATTGCGTACTTCTTTAGTTCCTCTTCTGTCAGTCCATCTATGCGGAGCTTTATTACTTCTCCGTCTTTGTCACCATATTCGTAGGTGAGTTTCTTATGCTTGGCGTTAAAGCTCTGTGCCTCCACTCGTACCCTTATATCATCTTTATCACGGTAAGTAAAATCCTCACTGATGATATTTTTGCCGTGCTTAAAAAGGTGTTTTTTGCGATTGTCTATAGGGTAGGCTAATCCAATGTACAAAACTGATTCTCCGTCTATAAGCCTAAAGTAACTACTAAGCATTACCTTGTCTTTTAACTCCTGCAACTCTTGCGATACGTTGGGCTGGGTGATACGCCAGCTACCTACTTGTATATTGTCATCAATGAGTTTGTAGCTAATATTTGTATCCTTGAGCAGATGTTCCACTATCTCTTTGAGGGTAGCGTTCTTAAAGGCTTTAGGCTCGGCTTTTAGCGTTTTTAGTAGAAACATGCCATCTTCACATTTTATGGTGATAGGCACTTTGGCATCTACCGAACGCACGTAACCTGCAAAGCGTACTTTTAAGTCATCATCATAACCGAGTTCTACCGTAATGCGATCACCTCGCTTGATTGGAGGCATACCTTTTTCACTTATATACCCTTGCCAGCGAATATTGCGTGGCAGTTTTAGTTCACAGGTGTCGGTAAGGCTTTCCATATCTTCTACAATGTTACACTCGGCTACAGAATTGAATTGCCAGCGGGTGCTACCTGTCTCAATGGTTATTCTACTTACTAATCTTAACATACTCGTCTTGTTGTATTTGCTTTATTTCATAGGGTTCGTCTGATAGCATTTGTATCTGTACGCTCTGGCGATTGCTGTGTGTTTCCTGTTGCAAAGAGAAGGAAGTCACCACAGCAGAACGAATCCCAAAAGCATATAGAAAATCACTTTCCACCTCTACAGTTTGTGGCGTAGTGAGCAGTTTTCTAAGAGTTTCTACACGACTTATAGGGTAGTCTTGCTTTGGCAATAAAAACTCTTCGTCTGTCTGCTCGTCTGGCTCTCCTTCATAGTCTGTTAATGCTATATCCAAAGTAATACCATAGTCGCCATTACTAATATACTCCTTGATTGTACCATCTCTCCCTTGTAGGGAAGTAGTTACAATATTGCGCTCTTGGGTGACAGAAATAACCACTTCCTGAAATAGCAGGCTATAACGCTCGCCCTCGTGGTGAGTATTCATACGTAAGGAGGTGAGCCAAGGGCGATTTTCTAAGTCACTCATTGCGACAAACTCGCCGTCAAACTTCTTAACCTCTAAAGGCTTGCCCGCTTGCACACCCAAGCGAAAAGCCAAGTTTAAGGCTACCGTTTTAGCAATCGTTTCTGGTTGTGGTTGAAAATTAAAATCAATCATATTTGTCAATCATTAGCCCCTGCAAAGTCGGCAGTAGCAGTTAGTAACACTTCTCTTACTGCTTGTAGGAGTTGTTGTTTATCTAATCCTTTGTCGGCATTCATATAGATATTAAAATTATCCATCATCTTACCGATACTAAGGTTACGCACTTTGTTTTCGCTTTTACTCTTATCACCTCCTACCCCTGTGCTATTCATTGTTTTGGTCGCTGCCACACCCCCAACTGTGGGAACAGTAGGTTTATTTTTAGTAAGGTCAAAGCTGTCTTTATTCTCTACTACCGTTACTTCTTGTGGCTTATCATCTTTTGGGGCGTTAGCCTTTTCCTCATCAGAGACTAAGTCCATATTCTTACGAAACTCCTCCACACTTCCTGAAGCATTCGCCGCCCACTCCCAACCGGTGAGCTCCGCTACCCAACCAAGTATCTTCTGTAAGGGCGCCATAATAACATCTATAAGTACCAAACCTATCCGCTTAAAACCTGCTAATATACCCTCAGACTTAAAGGCTTCGACTATACTATCCCAATGCCTTTTTATCATCATAAAGGCACTAATGAGCATACCTATAGGGCCTAAGAGGAGTAGCATAGTAGAGCCAAAGGAGTCAAAATAGCTAATAGCTACCGTAACATATCCTATAAGCACCCCTATAGCACTTACCACCAGCATAATAGGGTTCATATTCATAATAGCGTTCAGAATTCCTTGTGCCACGGCCATTCCCTTGGTAGCCACCGAACAAATATTTGTCCATAGGGCGGCCCTTTTTTGTGCGTTAGTAAGAAAGGAAAAGGTATTAATCAAGACACTTCCTATAGGTGCAAGTCCTGTCATTTGTTGAACAATATCACTTAGTGCTCCTGCGTATCCGAATGCCCCTCCTGTTGCGTTGAAAATAGAAATCTTAAAATCTTCTACTTGAGCGGTAAGGCGCGCATTCTTTTCAGATGTACTTTCCATGATCACCCCTGCTTGCTCTACGGCCGAGTTGGTTCCCTCAATACTTTTGC